TTATCATTAAAGAAATTAACTCTAATTTAGAAAACTTTAATGATGCAATGAAAGCACTATTACAAGCACAAGGTTCAACATCAGCAGGAGACACAGCGTCAGGCAAAACAGACGAAACCACGGCAACAAAAGAAGCCATTGAAAACACAATGGATGATGGTATTCTTAAAAATATTGCAAACATTTTAGAAGATATTAGAGACGCATTTTCAAGATTGTTCGGTAAAGAAGGTGTTGCGGCGGCATTTGATAAAAAAGCACTAGCAAATATACAAAAAGAACTTGCAATAGGATTGCAAAATGGCGGTACGGCTGATATAAGTCAAAACAAAGCAGTACAAGATGTATTTCAAATGTTTCTTGCTCAAACAGGATCTCAACAAGAGGCTCAACGTTTAACATTAGAAGCACTTAGAAATACGGCACTAAATCCAGCAGTAGGATATGGCGGTGGCAAAGAAATGGCTGACATGGTACAACAAGGTATTGCTAGTGGAAAAATTAAAACGTTTGCTGGCGGTACTGGAGGTTTTGGCAGTTTATTCCAAAACTTTGGTAAAGGTCAACTTTCAGTGCTTCATAACGAAGAAGCAGTTATTCCTAAAGATTCACCATTAGGTGGAATGCTTAATATGATGCAAGGTGATTTAGGAAATCTTAAACAAAATATGTTTACTGCTGATGGAAAAATGAATGTTTCTGGAATGATATCGTCTGCACAGGAAATGGGCAAGAAATATGACACTTATGCAAAAGAAAATGAAGGTGCTATTAAAGACCAAAGCCGCGGTTTGGTAAAATCTATGACCAATTTGACTGATGCAGATCTTGACAGGATGGAGAAAGAGAGTGTAAAATCAAATAATACTGTGAGTTCTGGCACATCGGTAAATACAATGTCAGGCGGCAAAATGGACGAATTGATAAGAATTAATAAACAAATGTTAGCAGAATTGAGAAATATGTAATGAGTTGGAAAAGATACTTCACAGATTATACACCTAAAGACACTTCAGGACAAACTAGTCCTATTCCAGGATCAGGCGGAGCCGGTCCTGCACGTACCAACTATTCATCATTTCTTCCTGATGTTTATACAGGTCATCCAAATCGTATTGAACGCTATGGTCAGTACGAAACAATGGACATGGACAGTGAAGTAAATGCGGCACTGGATATTCTTGCTGAATTTTGTTCACAGAAAAATCCAGAAAACAACACGCCTTTTAAAATTAACTACAAAAAACAAGGTACTAGTACAGAAACTAAAGTACTAAAAGGTTATCTACAACAGTGGGCAGACCTAAATAATTTTGAAAGACGTATTTTTAAAATTGTACGTAATGTATTCAAATACGGTGATGCATTTTTTGTACGTGATCCAGAAACATTTAAGTGGATGCACGTTGACCCTGCAAAACTAGACAAGATTATTGTAAACGAAAGTGAAGGCAAAGAGCCTGAGCAATATGTAGTTAGAGATATTAATCCTAATTTTCAAAATTTATCAGTGACACAAATTGATGCTAAGTCAACTAATTCACAAGTTGAGTATACTACTGCTGGCGGTTCACTTGGTAGAGGTTATGTAGGTGGTGCTAATACTAACTCAGGCACACGTTTTGAAAATAACCTAAACCAGTTTGCCATTGATGCGGCACATTTTGTACATATCAGTTTAAGTGAAGGACTAGATAGAAACTTTCCATTTGGTAATTCACTATTAGAATCAGTTTTTAAAGTTTACAAACAAAAAGAGTTATTAGAAGATGCGATTATTATCTATCGTGTACAAAGAGCACCTGAAAGACGTGTGTTCTATATTGACGTAGGTAATATGCCAACACACCTTGCTATGGGATTTGTTGAAAGAGTTAAAAATGAAATTAACCAAAGACGTATTCCAAGTACTTCAGGTGGCGGCACCAATGTAATTGATGCTAGTTTCAATCCGCTGTCTATCAATGAGGACTACTTCTTTCCACAAACGGCTGAAGGTAGAGGTTCTAAGGTTGAAACATTGCCCGGTGGTACTAACCTAGGTGAAATTGATGACTTGAAATTCTTTACTAATAAACTATTCCGTGGTTTACGTATTCCAAGTTCTTATCTACCAACAGGTGCAGATGACAGTGCTTCACAATATAATGACGGTAGAGTTGGCACAGCATACATTCAAGAGTTAAGATTTAACAAATATTGCGAACGTTTACAAAACTTAATGGCATTTATCTTTGATAAAGAGTTTAAAATGTATCTAAATGCTAAAGGTGTAAACATTGATAACGATTTATTTGATCTAGTATTCCAACCTCCAATGAACTTTGCTTCATACAGACAAAGTGAAATGGATAATGCAAGGGTTAACACATTTGCTTCATTACAAGAAATTCCATATATGAGTAAACGTTTTGCACTTAAACGTTTCTTAGGACTAACACCTGAAGAAATGGCAGAGAATGAATCACTATGGAAAGAAGAAAACGGTGATCAAATTCCAAACAATGAAAGTGCAAGTATGGAAATGAGAGGTGCAGGAGTCACAGCAGGCGGAATTGCTAGTGATATAGATAATCTTGGTGATGCATCACCAGATGCAGAAGCACCACCACCAGCAGAAGAAGGCGGAGATACTACTCCAGCAGGCGGAGGCGAAGGCGGAGCAACACCACCACCACCAGGCGGCACTCCAGGCGCATAGAAGGTAAATAGTTTTATGTTGTTAAAAGAATTCTTTTATTTTGATACTGACGGTAATAAATTTACTACCGATAACAGATACGATGCTGAAAGAGATATTTCAGTGGTCCGTTCTGATGATACAAGAAAAACAAGATTAAAACTTTCACAAATTAATCAAATTAGACGTACAGCAGAAGCACGTGAACTTGAACACGCAAAAGATGTTGAGTTTGTAAAAACAATGTACGGTCAACCACCAGCAGACCAGGCTACAGGCCTTTAATTTTTATTTCGTTTAAATATTACAATGCACAGAACAGGCTTTGTAATAGGGAACGGAACGTCCCGCAAAAAATTTGATCTTAATAAACTTGTTGATAAAGGTATAATGTATGCCTGCAATGCCGTTTATCGCGAGTTTTTACCCAACGTATTAATAGCAGTTGACCCTAAGATGGTACATGAAATAGTTGCTAAACGAGCACAATTCGACACAGAAGTATGGACCAACTATAACAAAGCATACGAAACATATGTTGGTTTAAATTACTTTAATCCGAGCAAAGGATGGAGCAGTGGACCAACAGCATTGAATAAAGCCTGCACTGATGGCTGTCAAACTATCTATATTTTAGGGTTTGATTATGTTGGTTTAGAAGGCGGTAAGCGAGTAAACAACATTTATGCAGGATCACCCAACTACAAAGGCGCACACGAGCCTGCAACCTACTATGGAAACTGGTTAAGACAAACAGAAACCATACTAAAAGCACACTCTAGCACTAGTTTTGTACGTGTTATAACAAAGAAATGTTATAATCCTAACAATTTTGCACCGTATAGCAACTACAAAACTATCACTTATAAAGAATTCGAAAACATATTAGATAAGTAATATTGATAAAACTAGCGTTTTTCGGCCTATTTGTACCGGTAAAACTGGTTTTTTTGTAAATATATTATGACAGCCTTGCCAATTAACAAACTAAAGGAGATAAGAAGATGTCTGATAAAACTAAATTTGAACAGTTATTAGACTTGCTTGTCAACGAAGAGCAGGATAAAGCCGAGTCTTTATTCCATGATATCGTTGTAGAGAAGTCAAAAGAAATTTATCAAGGATTAATTGAATCTGATGAATCAGAAAAGGAAGACGAAGTTGAAGAGTCTACTGAAGAAAAAGAAGATGAAGTAGAGGAATCAGTTGAGGAAGTTGCTGAAGCATCAGACGATGAAGAAGAACAAACAGATGAGTCATTTGACGAAGAATCAGTTGAAGAAGTAGGCGGAGATGCCGCTGACGACATGATTGATGACGTTGAAGCAGGTGACGAACCTGAAATGGATATGGGTGATGAAGAAGATCACCACGCTGACATGGGTGGAAACGAAGAACTTGAAGATCGTGTTGTTGACTTAGAAGACGCACTTGATGATCTTAAAGCAGAATTTGAAGCCATGATGGGCGACAACGGCGGAGAAGAAGGTGAAGACGAAGCACCTGAAGCCGACGAAGAAGAATCAGAAGAAGCCGAAGAAGCAATTGAAGCACCATTTGAAGCAACAGAAGAAGATGGTGAAGAAGTTGAAGAGGGTGCAAAAAGTAAATCCGCTGGCGAAACCATGAGAGAATATGTTGAAAAGGTTTCTGCACCATCGAATTCAGAAGGCGCTGATAACACTACGAGTCCTGTAGCATCGAAAGGTGGTAAAGACTCAGGTGCTAATGGTAAAAACATTGCACAAAGTGGTGAAGAAAAGGGCGGTAGTGCTCCAAAAGTTAAGGACATGGGAAAATCTTTCGAGAATGAACCAGGTGCTAACGCGGGGGACTCTTTTAAGAAAGCATCTGCACCAAAGAGTGCTGAATAATTGTTAAGGAGAAAGCCACATGGCTTACTTACGTGAGAATTTGACATTCGACCAAGCACAGGTCACCCTTGAGTCAAAGGGAGATGGAGATAGCAAGGATCTCTATCTTAAAGGCATCTGTATTCAGGGTGGTGTCAAAAACGCTAACCAGCGTGTGTACCCTGTTTCCGAGATAGGCAACGCTGTTAAAACACTCAAGGATCAAATCTCAGGCGGTTATTCTGTACTAGGTGAAGTAGATCACCCAGATGATTTGAAAGTAAATTTGGATCGTGTATCGCATATGATTACTGATATGTGGATGGATGGTCCTAACGGGTTTGGCAAGATGAAAATCTTGCCGACTCCCATGGGTAAACTAGTTGAAACTATGTTGCAAAGCGGAGTTAAACTAGGTGTATCCAGCAGGGGTAGTGGAAATGTTAACGAGTCTAACGGCGAAGTTAGCGATTTCGAAATTATCACGGTAGACGTGGTAGCACAACCTAGTGCCCCAGGTGCATATCCTACACCAATCTATGAACACATCATGAATACACGAGGTGGTTATAGTGCGTTTAGGACTGCGTCAGAGGTACAACAAGATGCTAAAGCACAAAAGTATCTTAAAGAAGCAATGCTAAGAGTCATTAAAGGCTTGAAGTAATATTAGGAGAAACACGATGAGTGATGTTTTTAATAAACTTTTTGAAACTGGAATTATCAGTGAAGAGGTCAAAGACCAAATTACTGGTGCTTGGGACGAAAAGATTAAAGAACACCGTGATAGTGTGACTGCTGAACTACGTGAAGAATTTGCAAATCGCTACGAGCATGACAAACAAAACATGGTTGAAGCAATTGATCGCATGGTTTCCGAGCGTTTGGAATCAGAAATTTCTGAGTTTTCTGAAGATAAGAAGGCACTTGCAGAAGCAAGAGTTGAATATAAGAAGAAAGTTTCAGAGCATTCTGAGAAATTGCAAGAGTTTATGCTCAAGCAATTGACCAAAGAAATTGCAGAGTTAAATGAAGACCGTCAAAAAGTCACAGAAAACTTTGTAAAACTCGAAGACTTTGTAGTTAAAGCACTTGCAAAAGAAATCAACGAGTTTGCAGTTGACAAAAGAGATCTTGCTGAAACTAAGGTTAAACTTGTTAAAGAAGCAAAATCAAAATTCAATGAACTTAAATCTAAGTTTGTTGCTAAGTCCGCTAAAGTGGTTGAGGACGCTGTTAACACTAAGTTGGCAGAAGAAATCAAACAACTCAAAGAAGACATCACGGCTTCTAGAGAAAACCACTTTGGTAGAAAAATCTTCGAAGCGTTTGCTAATGAATATGGTTCATCTTACTTAAATGAGAAATCAGAAACTGCGAAGTTAATGAAACTTGTTTCAGAGAAAGACGAAGCGTTAGCAGAGGCTAAGAAAGCCATCACAGAGAAGGAAACTCTTGTTGAGTCTAAGGAAGCAGAAATTACTGCGGCTAAAGACAAAGCAGAAAGAGTAGCAGTGATGAATGAGTTGCTATCTCCATTGGGTAAAGACAAAAAAGAAATTATGTCTGAACTTTTGGAGTCGGTGCAAACTAATAAGTTGCACACAGCGTTTGAGAAGTATCTACCAGCAGTGATGGAAGATAAGGCTCCAAAAGTTAAAA